TCAGATGTCACGAAACGAAATAGAAATGGTCAGACAAAGTCTGGATTATACTCTCTTTTTATCCCAATGGAGTGGAACTACGAGGGATTTATTGACGAGTACGGAGTTCCAGTCTTTACTAATCCTGATATCGATAGATTCGCACCAGACGGTGAACTGATAGATGTAGGTGTAATAGATAACTGGCAGAATGAAGTTGATGGTTTAAAAGATGATTCAGATGGGTTAAATGAATTCTACCGTCAGTTCCCAAGAACAACAGAACACGCGTTTAGAGACGAGACGAAAGGAAGTATATTTAATCTAACAAAGCTTTACGAGCAGATAGATTACAATGAAGAGATGTCTAGGACGTTAGGAATTACTAGAGGTAATTTTCAGTGGGTTAATGGAATTAAGGATTCACGAGTTATATTTTACCCAGACCCAAAGGGTAGGTTTAAGTTAAGTTGGGTTCCACCTCAGGAACTGCAAAACAATGTGGTTGTAAAGAATGGGGTTAAGCATCCTGGGAATGCTCATATGGGTTCTTTTGGTTGTGATAGTTATGACATATCAGGGACGGTGGATGGAGTTGGATCCAAAGGAGCTTTACACGGTTTAACGAAGTTTAGCATGGAAGATGCTCCGGCAAACAGTTTCTTTTTAGAATACCTATCAAGACCCCCGACAGCTGAGATGTTCTTTGAAGACGTTTTAATGGCTTTAGTTTTTTACGGGATGCCAATATTAGCGGAGAACAACAAACCACGTCTACTGTACTATTTAAGGCGAAGAGGATATAGAGGGTTTAGTATGAACAGACCTGATAAAATTTGGAACAAATTATCTGTAGCGGAAAAAGAAGTTGGTGGAATACCCAATTCAAGTGAGGATATAAAACAAGCACACGCCGCGGCTATTGAGATGTACATTCAAGATCACGTAGGTATTAAGCAAGATGGAACACATGGAGATTGTTACTTCAACGAACTTCTAAATGATTGGTCCAAGTTTGATATAAACAAGAGAACAAAGCACGATGCATCGATAAGTTCTGGTTTAGCTATAATGGCTAACAATAGACACTTGTACGCTCCAAACGCAACGGTTGAAAAACCAAAATTAAATATAACGGTTTCTAGATATTCAAATACTGGAAACAATTCACAAATAATCAAGTAATAAATATGGCAGAGTCTGGCATTAAAAGTTATTTCCCAAGTCAAACCGTAAGTGATGCTGAAAAGTTGAGCTACGAGTATGGTTTAAAAGTTGGTAAAGCTATAGAGCAAGAATGGTTCAGTAATGATGGTAGTTCTAATAAGTATGGGACCAATACTAACGATTTTCATAATTTAAGATTGTATGCTCGAGGCGAGCAGTCTATTCAAAAGTATAAGGATGAGTTATCGATCAACGGTGATTTGTCCTATCTTAATTTAGATTGGACTCCAGTCCCTATAATCTCAAAGTTTGTTGATATTGTTGTTAACGGTATGAGCTCTAGGATGTATGATATAAAAGCGTACTCTCAAGATCCTTATGGTGTTAGTAAGAGAACGGCTTATATGGACTCTATCTTAGCTGACATGCGAACTAAAGAGTTTAACGCTTTCACTGAAGACGCTTTTGGGATACAAGTCTCAGAGCACGACGAGGAGACGTTACCCGATTCTGAAGAAGAATTAGCATTACACATGCAATTATCATATAAGCAAGCCGTAGAGATTGCTGAAGAACAAGCTATAAATACTTTGTTGGACGGTAATAAGTTTGAATTGATAAAGAAAAGGTTTTACCATGATCTTGCTGTTATAGGTATTGGAGCTACAAAAACTAGCTTTAACACTTCTGAGGGAGTTGTTATAGATTACGTTGACCCGGCTAACTTAGTGTACTCTTACACAGACTCACCTTATTTCGATGACATATATTATGTTGGAGAAGTAAAGACCATTCCGGTTAATGAATTAGCTAAGCAATTTCCACACCTAACAGAGACGGATTTAGAGGAGATAATGAAGAGCAAGTTAAACCAAAGCTCCAACCACCGAGGAGATACTAATACTATCCAAGTAGTATACTTTAACTACAAGACCTATATGAACGAGGTTTACAAGGTTAAGGAAACTGGTAGTGGTTCTGCCAAGGTAATTGAGAAAGATGACTCGTTTGACCCACCTGAGAACGTGGATTTCAACTATTCTAAACTACAGAGATCTATAGAATGCCTTTATGATGGTGCTATGATTCTTGGTACTGATAGGTTACTTAAATGGGAATTAGCTAAGAACATGATGAGACCTAAGAGTGATTACACTAAGGTTAGAATGAATTACTCTATAGTCGCCCCTAGAATGTATAACGGAAAGATTGACTCATTGGTTAGGAAGATTACTGGTTTTGCGGATATGATCCAGTTGACTCATTTGAAATTACAGCAAATAATGTCTAGAATGGTTCCTGATGGAGTTTACTTGGATGCTGATGGTTTAGCTGAGATCGATTTAGGTAATGGAACGAATTACAGTCCACAAGAAGCCCTAAACATGTTCTTCCAAACAGGATCTGTTATCGGTAGGAGTTTTACTTCTGAGGGTGATCAAAACCCTGGGAAAGTTCCTATTCAAGAAATACAATCAGGATCTGGTGGTAATAAAATGCAAGCATTGATAGGTACGTATAATTACTATCTACAAATGATAAGAGATGTAACTGGTCTTAACGAAGCTAGAGACGGTAGTACTCCAGATAAGAACGCTTTAGTTGGTGTTCAGAAATTAGCGGCAGCGAATTCAAACACAGCTACAAGACACATGTTACAAGCGGGTTTATTCTTAACAGCTGAAACTTGTGAGTGTTTATCACTTAGAATATCTGACATACTAGAGTATTCTCCATCAAAAGACGCATTCATGCAAGCAATCGGCGGACACAATCTAGCTACGTTAGATGAGATGTCTGAGTTACACTTATATGACTTCGGTATATTCCTAGAGCTACTGCCAGATGAAGAGGAGAAAGCTTTGTTAGAAAACAACATTCAAATGGCTCTTCAGCAAAAGATAATAGACTTAGAAGATGCTATTGACGTTAGAGAGATTAGAAATGTTAAACTAGCTAATCAAGTACTAAAGATCAGGAGGAAAAAGAAGATGGAGCGCGATCAAAAAATGCAGCAAGAGAATATCCAGGTTCAAGCTCAAGCTAATCAACAAGCTCAACAAGCAGCTGCTCAAAGTGAGGTTCAGAAAAACCAAGCTATATCTCAAAGCCAAGCTCAATTAGAACAAATAAAAGCTGGGTTGAAAAATGAGCAAATGGATTTAGAAGTTCAGCACAAAATGAAGTTAATGCAGTTCGAGTTTGAGATCAACCAGCAACTTCAACAAATGAACATGAAGCAAGTCGATATGAAGGACACGGTTAAAGAAGATCGTAAAGATAGTAGAACGAAAATGCAAGCATCACAACAAAGTGAGCTTATAGATCAAAAACAAAACAACAAACCAGCTAAAAACTTTGAGTCATCAGGTAATGATATACTAGGTGGTGATTTCAGTTTGGGGAAGTTTGATCCTAGTTAGAATTATTAATTATTATTATATTATATTATGGAAGAAGAAAATGAAAAAGTAGTCGAAGAGACTACAGTCCCAACCGAACAGGTTGAAGAAACAAAATTTGAATCTGCTGATGACAACGATGTTGCTAAGGTGGATTTAAGCAAACCACCAGAACCAATCCAAGATGAAACTCAAGAAAGTAACACTGACGACAGCGGAGTGGTTGATGGCGTTGAAAATGCCGACACCACACAAGAACAAGAAGAAGTACAACCGGAAGTTCAAGCACAAGAAACTCCAGTATTAGAAGAAATTACTGATGAAGAGGTTGAAGAGGTTGAAGAGCAAGTTGTTGAAGCTATAGCGGAGGCTGAGGCTACCGGGAAACCCTTACCAGAAAATATCCAAAAATTAGTTGACTTTATAGATGAGACTGGTGGAGATATAAGTGATTATGTTAAGCTTAATCAAGATTACAATGAAATGGATAATGATGATCTACTACATGAATTCTATAAGCAAACAAAACCTCATTTAAACAACGAAGAAATTAACTTCCTAATGGAAGATACATTCTCATTCGACGAAGATGTAGACGACGATAGAGATATACGTAGAAAGAAATTAGCGCTTAAAGAGCAAGTTGCCAGCGCTAAAAGCCACCTAGACGGGCAAAAGTCTAAATACTATCAAGACATTAAAGGCGGATCGAAGCTCACAACAGAGCAACAAAATGCAATTAGTTTCTTTGATAGGTACAATAAGGAGTCAGGAGAGACTCAAAAGATAGCAGAGGCACAACAATCTACTTTCTTAAGTAAAACTGAACAAGTTTTTAACGACAAATTCAAAGGTTTTGAATATAACGTCGGTGATAAGAAATACAGGTTTAACGTGAATAACGCTGGAGAGGTTAAAAACAACCAAAGCGACATTAATAATTTTGTCAAGAAGTTCTTGAATAAAGATAATGAAATGTCAGATGCTAAGGGTTACCATAAATCTCTGTACACAGCAATGAATCCCGACGCTGTCGCGAACCACTTTTACGAACAAGGTAAAGCAGATGCTATGAAAAATAGTATCGCTAAATCCAAAAACGTTGACATGAACCCAAGACAAAGTCATGGGGAAATTAAAACGAATGGTACTAAGTTCAAGGTGTTAGGTGATAGTTCTTCTGATTACAAGTTCAAGATTAAAAACAATAAATTTAAAAATTAAAAACAAAAATTATGGCAACAGGAACAATTACTGCTGGTGGAGCGTTAAACTCCGTACCAGCTCCAGGTAAACAAACCGTAGCCTCAGCATACGTTGATTTAAGAAACAGCGGTTGGGCTCAACAATATTTACCTGATTTAATGGAAAAGGAAGCTGAAGTTTTCGGTAACAGAACAATTTCAGGATTCTTAGCACAAGTAGGTGCTGAAGAAGCAATGGCTTCAGACCAAGTGGTTTGGTCAGAACAAGGAAGATTACATATGGTTGCTGATGGTGCTATTGTAGCGGCAACAGGTGTGGTAACAACAACAGATACAACTCATGGGATTAGAGTTGGTGATACTGTGGTTTTAAACAGAACGGGTGTAGGAACTCTTAAGTGTTATGTTACTGCTATAGCATCTAACAACACTACGTATACAGTGAAACCTTACACTCAAGTTGCAGTGAATTCATCTGCATCAGGTAATGTTACGTTTACAGATGGCGCGGTAATAGGATTTGTTTATGGATCTGAGTACAAGAAGGGGCAAACTGGTAGAGCAGAAGCTATTCAGCCAGAAGTTACATCATTTACTAACAAACCAGTTATCTTAAAAGACCTTTACGAAGTATCAGGATCTGATGCATCAGCTATTGGTTGGATTGAGGTTTCGGGTGAAGATGGTCAAAATGGTTACTTATGGTACTTAAAAGCTGCTGGGGATACTGTGTCTAGATTTACTGATTACTGTGAAATGACATGTATTGAAGGTGAATTAGCTACGGCTAGTGCTGGTGTTGCGGCTTCGCTTGGCGCTTTATCTGGTACTGAAGGTTTATTCGCTGCTGTTAAATCTAGAGGTAACTCTATTGACCAACTTAATGCGGATGATAGTGCTGCTGATAACTTAGCATCATTTGATTTAATCTTAGCTGAGTTTGATAAGCAAGGTGCTATTGAAGAGAACATGATGTTCTTAAATAGAGGAACTGCTTTAGCTATTGACGATATGTTAGCTGGGATGAATGCTTACGGATCTGGAGGTACTTCTTACGGAGTATTTGACAATTCTGAAGATATGGCATTAAACTTAGGTTTCTCTGGCTTCAGACGTGGATCTTACGATTTCTACAAATCTGACTGGAAATACTTAAACGATGCTACTACAAGAGGAGCATTCGCTGATATTGATGGTGTTATCGTTCCAGCTGGAGTTTCTTCAGTTTACGATCAAGCTTTAGGTAAAAACCTAAAACGCCCATTCTTACATGTTAGATATAGAGCATCACAAACTGAATCAAGAAAAATGAAGTCTTGGATCACTGGATCTGTTGGAGCTGTTACTTCTGATTTAGACGCGATGGAAGTACATCACTTATCTGAAAGATGTTTAATTACTCAAGGTGCAAATAACTTCATGTTATTAACTGCTTAAGCATTTATATTTAAAACTACCTCCTGAAATATGGGGGTAGTTTTTATTTTTATTAATTATTATTATATTATATTATGGCAAAGAAACAAACAAAGAAAGTTGAGGTAGAACCTCAAATCGAAACAATGGAAGAAGTAGTTACAGAATTTTTTGAAGATACTGTGGATATGACTCCAAAAATGAAAACACCAAAAAAAGATAGCTGGGAGATAAAAGACAGAAGCTATATCTTAAAAGACGGAGCCGCTTTATCACACACTATAAAATCAACTAACATATTTTGGTTTGATGAGAAAATGGGCTATGAAAGAGAGTTGAAATACACTAGCAATCAAAAAACTCCGTTTGTAGATGAGTTTAAAGGCGATGCCAGGTTAGCACACGTGACTTTTAGGGATGGAGTGTTACTCGTTCCTAAAAACAAACAAACTTTACAAAAGTTACTGTCTTTATACCACCCAGGTTTAAATAAAAAATATACAGAATACAAGCCAGTAGCCATAGCTAACGACCAAGTAGAGCTTATAGAGCTAGAGGTTGAAGCTTTAAATGCTGCGATGAACATGGATATAGATATGGCAGAAGCCGTTATGCGTGTTGAGGTGGGGTCTAAGGTGTCAAACATGAGTTCTAAGGAGCTTAAAAGAGATTTACTGTTATATGCTAAGAGGAACCCAGGTTTGTTCTTAGAACTAGTGAATGATGAAAATGTTGTACTTAGAAACTTTGGGATTAAAGCTACTGAAATGGGTATACTAAAGTTAACAGCTGACCAAAGAACTTTTTCATGGGGATCTAACGATAGAAAACTAATGAACGTTCCGTTTGATGAGCATCCTTATTCAGCTTTAGCTGCTTGGTTCAAGACAGATGAAGGAATGGAGATTTACTCCAATATTGAAAAAAGATTAAATTAATCTAACTGTAGATGCGGTCGCTCTACGGGGCGATCGTAAACTACAAAACAAAAAGAAATTATGGCAGTAAGTATAGATACAGTATATCAGAGAGTGTTAGTCTTGGCTAATAAAGAGCAGAGAGGCTATATAACGCCTCAGGAGTTTAACTTACTTGCTAACCAAGCACAAATGGAAATATTTGAACAATATTTTTATGACATAAATCAATTCAACAGAGCAGCGGGAAACGCTCACGAATACTCGGATATGCTATCCGTCTTGAACGAGAAGGTGAGTGAATTTGAAATGGAAAAAGGAAATGGGTGGATGGCTGGTAATATGTTCGCTATAGGTAGTGCGATGATAGTACCTAGGAGCGAGATATACAGGATAGGTACCGTTAGGGTTGGTACCAATCAAGTAGAGATGCTAAACAGTAAGGATTTTGATGCGGCTAGAATTAGTCCACTAACAGCTCCTACTCTAACAAGGCCAATTGGTTACTTAACCGCAACGGGTTTAACAGTTGCTATCAGCCAAAATACATTCGCCACTCCAACAAGTCACAATATGAATATAAGTTATATAGAGAGACCCCCGACAGCTCAATGGGCTTATGTTATTGTAAATGATAAGCCACTGTATAATGGCAATATATCTGTCGACTTTAAACTACATGCTTCGGAGGAAACTGAATTAGTTTACAAAGTCCTAAAGCTTGCTGGTATAAACCTCAAGTCACAAGAAGTAGTGCAAGTGGGAGCAACTCTAGAACAATCCCAAGTACAACAAGAAAAACAATAAAAATAAATGGCGTTATTAAACAGCACTCCCCAGGAATACTATAGTAGTAGTGATCTCGGTAATTATCAATTTGTTTCGTTGAAAGACGTTATAAATCAATTCATGCTAGTGTATGTCGGTGAGGATAAAATTATTCCCAAAGCAAAGAGAGTGGATGTTGCATTCCATGCGCAGAGAGCTTTAGCGGAATTATCCTTTGATACATTAAAATCATGTAAAGCCCAAGAGGTTACGATTCCTTCATCATTACAAATGGCGTTACCGCAAGATTACGTTAACTACACTAAAGTTAGTTGGGTTGATTCTGCTGGTATAAAGCACTTGATACACCCAACATCTAATACGTCTAACCCTGAAAGATTCCAGCAAAATTCAGATGGAGACTACTTGTTTAGTAGCGGGAATTTAATAGAGTCCGGTAACCTAATTAAAAATGGAACTTTTAACGGAATAGGCGATTGGGAGATTAATATAGTGGGTGCTAATGGAGATGTAGCATCAACAAATATTGTCACTAGTCCTACTACTGGCACTCCAATTATTGATATGATAGTACCCGCTAGTAGTGAGGGGTGGTTTTATGGGTATGACAATTATGCAATTGGAGCGTATAACGTGCCCGAGGACTCTGCAATTGTGCAAAGGAACGTGCCTTTAGAAAGCCAAACTACTTATACCGTAACATACACTATAAGCGGTTACACTTCTGGTGGGTTTAGATTTACCGCAGTTGATCAACATGGTGATGCGTTTGTAGGTATAACGAGGACTGCTAATGGCACTTACACTGAAACATTTTTCTTAGGATACTCTGGGGCGGATGGTGGAGGTGGAGAGTGGGGTTATCCTCCATATAGCTTTTGGATCGAAAACACAAGCGGTACGCCAGGGAACTGTATTATAGATGGTGTCTCATTAGTTAAGGTTGGAGACGAAGATGCTAATACCACTTCGACTAACTATTCTTCTTCAACCCCAGCGGAAAACCAAGATGACTATCAAGACGATACTTATTGGCCTACCGAGGGATCTAGATTTGGTTTAGACCCTCAGCACGCTCAAACGAATGGATCATTCTATATAGACTGTACTTCTGGAAAAATACACTTTAGCTCTAATATTAGTGGAAAAACTGTGATCTTAGATTACATAAGCGATAGTCTTGGCACGGATGGGGAAATGCAAGTTCACAAGTTTGCAGAAGAAGCAATGTATAAGTGGATATCACATGCTCTTTTATCTGGTAGAGCTAACGTCCCAGAGTATCAAGTTCTTAGGTTTAAGAAAGAAAGGTTTGCAGCTATTAGAACTGCAAAATTAAGGTTATCAAATTTAAAGTTAGAAGAACTTACTCAAATTTTAAGAGGTAAATCGAAACAAATAAAACACTAGTACATGCCAGAAATTAAGCACCATTTTACAGGCGGGAAGATGAATAAGGATCTCGACGAGAGACTTGTTCCTGACGGAGAGTATAGAGACGCAATGAACATACAAGTGGCAACTTCAGAAGGATCTGATGTTGGGACAGCTCAAAATGTGTTGGGTAACGAGGAAATAGTTTTAGCAAATAACACGGGGATTCCACTTCCAGTTGGGGGTGATGCCATTGTCATAGGGGCGGTTTCAGACGAAAAAGTCGATACTATGTACTACTTAGTGTGGACGCCATCGTCGTGTTTTATATTATCGTACAATGGGGATGAGAGCACGGTTGTGTTTAGGGATGAAGATAACAGTGTTCTGAAATTCGCTTCCGACATGATTATCACTGGTATAAATGTTATTGACGACATGTTGTTTTGGACGGATAATGTCAATGAGCCTAGAAAAATAAATATACAACGTTGTATAGATGGTACTATGGGGAGTAATGCCACTAAACTACTGAACAACTCAACGGGTAGTCTCACTGATATCGAAGAGAAACACATAACCGTTATTAAAAAAGCACCGCAAGTAGCCCCAAGAATGCAACTTAAGACGCATAGAGATCCAGATAAAGTATACACAGCGGTTATGGAGATATCACTCACTGATGACGGTACTAGTTCTTTTACTCACTTCAGTATAACTGGAGCTGGTACTCATAACTTCAATACTTTTTCAACGGTGGCAGGTGAGAATAGGTTTGCTGTCGAAATCAAGTCAGGTATAGACTCAAGTGGGAATGAAATATCATTTCCAACCTCAACCAATACAACTGGTAATAACCTAAATGATTTAACCGGGGTCAACGGTTTTAATGATTTGGTGGGTAAAGCTGTTGTCCTACAGGCATTTGATTTTGATGAAAACACTAGTACGCAGGATCCACCTGGAGTGCCTCTAACCGATTTCGTGATGAAAGGTTACATAGATGATGCTGGTAATGATGTTCTATATATAACGTTAACTTCTATCGATGGCTTTCCTGAAGTAGCTAGTGGAACAGCGAATCTAAAGTACGTCATAGACCTCTACGATCCACAAGATAAACTATTTGAGTTTAAATACCCAAGATTTTCTTATAGGTATAAGTTCGAGGATGGTGAGTACTCTGCATTCGCACCTTTTACCCAAGTCGCATTTTCCCCTGGTGCTTTTGATTATCACCCTAGAAAAGGTTATAACATAGGTATGACGAATAGGTTGTCTGGAGTTGATTTATTCGATATAGTTACTGAGCAGACGCCGGCAGATGTAGTATCTATAGACATACTGTTTAAAGACGACGCCTCACCAAGTGTTTACGTAGTGGATACCATAAAGCCAAATGACTACCATAATAACGGAACCCAGAACAACGTTTGGAATAAAATGCTTACAGCGAGTACTAATCTTAATTTTGATGCGGTTGGTTTTACTATAGAGAGAGAGACTATTAGCAGTATAATACCCTCGAATCAGCTACTGAGACCGTGGGACAATGTTCCTAAGAAAGCCCTTGCTCAAGATATAACTGGGAATAGAATTGTGTATGCTAATTACTTTCAAAACTACGACTTAGAGACTAGAGCTGGAGATAAATTTGTTCCTGAGTTCTTAGTCGATGCGTTTGACGATACATTCGATGACACAAACATGAGCTTCTTTGCTCAAAATAACAGTCAAGCTACCAAAGCCTTTAAATCCATTAAATCACTAAGGGAGTACCAGTTGGGTGTGGTGTTTCTAGACGAGCACGGAAGAGAGACACCTGTTCTGTCTAACGCGACAGCCATAGTAAAATATAGTAAAAAGCATGGTGACAAGGCAAATAGACTTGGTGTGAAGTTTTCTTCTGACGATTACCCACAATCACTATCTCACTTTAAATTCTTCATTAAAGAAACGAGCACAGAATATTACAACATGGCTATGGATCGTTGGTATAGCGCTGGGGACGGAAACATTTGGCTTGCATTCCCGTCTAGTGATAGAAACAAGTTAGATATCGATACGTTTTTAATTCTTAAAAAAGGATCTGATTCTGATGATCTAGTGAAGGAGGAGGCTAGGTATAAAGTGTTGGCTATTGAAAATGAAGCGCCCGATTTTATTAAAACAACCAAGAGAAAAGCCGCCACTGTAAAACATTCTGTATCGGGTGACAATCTCTTCTCAGCAATTGATGATAACGCTCCAATGGAGGGTAGGGATGAGTTTGATATGAGGTACGGACCTTTTATAAGTTCATCGGGAAGTGACCTAGCTGGCGCGACAGAGGAACTGTGGGTTGAATTTGGCCATACCAGTACTGATGTTATCTCCGAGAGGTATAAGATAGTATCTATCACTAATAACTACGACAGTACCGTTAATACTAGTGCCGCGTCAAGTAAGTACAAGGTAAAGCTAGCCAAAAACCTAGGTGATGACGTCAATTTTATAACAGACGATCCACTTGGGGTTAGTCAAACTAAAATAGAGGATGGAGCCATTGTCAATATATACAAGTATAAAGTAGAGAATTCAGCTAAGTTTGATGGAAAGTTTTTTGTAAAAATATACTTTGATGAGGTTTTTAGGAAGAATATAGAGACATCTACGACTGGAGGAGGACAAAGAATTATATCAAAAAAGAAAGTGTACTCTATGGAACCCGATCTTGTTGAAACACATACTCATGGGGTTGGTAACTTCTTGCTAGGCAATACTGACGCAGCACGTTTAAAAGCGAACTACCAACACCCCATCACCGGCCTCACGTGGAATGCGGGTGCTAATGGGATTGGAAACACCAAAAACATAAATATATATGGGTATTACAATATCCATGAGTTCACTGCTAACGCTATATACTTTAGGAAATATAGAACGATACCTTATGATGACGAAGATAAAATTGGTAAAGAGCCTCAAAATGGGTTTATTGGATTGGGAGGATTGCTTAATATTACAGATGCTAAAAAATTTCTAAACGATAATAATTTTGAAGCACTAGTACATTTGAAGAGTTCCCCTACAGCTGGTAGTGTGGAATACCAAGGGGATCACTTTAAGGATGCTGATGAATGGTGGAAGGAGTTTGGTTATAAAACACACAATCAAAGCATGGTGAATAAGTTCAGCTATGACCGCGATTGGGCTGAAAGGGGGAGGAGTGTAACTGCTTCGTGGAAACATAAGCACAAGAATCATGGGCTTGGATTTGATTGGGAGTGGTATGAAGAAGGTTATACTGATAGTGATTACAAATCGGATAGAGATTCCGCTAGAGACAATGAAGTGTGGTTTGTAGACAAGGGCCCAATAGAGGGTTACTCAATTAATACCAATGACGATCTAGAGTCTTTTCCTTGGTCCAAACACCCTACACCGGTAACCGGTAAAGGTATAACTACCTGGGGAAGTCAATGGAGAGTATACTTAGGCTTCGGGGGTTTAATCGGTCATAAACCTGGTTTCGACAATGCCAATAACACTGGTAAGGGGTTTTGGCGAGTTGGGAATTGGAGCAACTTGACAAATTTACCTGCTAACCCAGACTACCTAGATGCGAGTACAGTTGCTTTTGCCGGGTCATTAGAAACTGGTAGCACTTTTAGGTGGAAGGAAGATCCAGCTGAACAAGAATACGTGATCAACGGAGGCGTAGTTGGGCATAATGAAAGAAGGCATAGCCATGGTAAGCATGATCTCAATGTCTTGGGTAATCCCCAGGTTTATAACGCGCAATCAAGTTACCACCTCTCACCAACATCCTCAACTTTTTCACAAGGGGTTAATTTTCCACTTAAAACTAGCATGGGTTCCAACCTAGATAGTATGGCTGAAAACTTGAGTTTCAATAACACCAAAACATTTCGCATAAACGATATAACCCCAGCGTTGGGCTGGGATCCAGTCGCACCTGGGGTTATCCCAAACGGGCTTAAAGTTGAGTTGAAAGCAGTAAATGTAGCTAGTAATCTAGTTGTAACCGGTAGCACTTCTGTTTGGGTGGACCTCGTCATAGCCGTTGACACACTGACGGATGGAACTAAGAAGCTCGCGAAAGGAATGGCTCTAACGCGCTATGAGTCCAGTGGTAGTGCAATCAACCCGTCAAACCTCGCTGTTAGAGATATTGTACCAATCGGTAGTAAGTTCCTTTTATATCTTGGTGGATGGGAAAGACCACTAACCACGGCTCATCACACAGAGTTGTTTATAACGAGCAAACCCGACCTCAATGAGGATTATACTTTCGAACAGGTGGGTATGAATGGTTATAGCCCTAACTCTGAGTTTAACATGAACACAGTAGGTAGGAAACGTGGTTTAGGTGCTATTTGTGCAGTTGGTTATACTATGGAATTCATCGAAGAAATCCAACCTATAGAAATTTTATCTGACAACCCAGCGATATGGGAGACAGAACCTAAGGAATCCACAGAATTAGACATATACTACGAGGCATCAGGAGCTATACCAGCATTGGTTAATGATAAAACAGTGGGAGGAGCCTTTCCAGTAGGGACTAAGCTGGTAAATCTATCAAACAATTTTGTTGTTGTTGGACATGAGGGTGAGAATGTAATCGTAATGAATCCAGATAGCCCAACAACCTCCCCCGCTCAAGGAGTTAGTCTATTCAATAGGCCAGATGACTTGATAATAGAAGCGGATGTCACTTTTGTGGATAATGGTCCTGGAACAAATCAATGGAAAATAAGTATTGAAGAGAACTTGGTTGGAAACAAATTCGTCTTGCCATGGCACAACTGTTATTCTTTTGGTAATGGAGTTGAATCTAATAGAATTAGAGACAACTTTAACTTACCGTACATATCTAATGGGGTAAAAGCGTCAACAACACTAGAGCAAGAGTATGAAGAAGAACATCGGAAGTATGGATTGATATACTCAGGTATATACAATTCAACTTCTGGTATAAATAATTTAAACCAGTTTATTGCTGGAGAGAAGATCACTAAGGACGTTAACCCAGTATATGGTAGTATTCAAAAGCTATACTCCAGAGACTCCGACCTAGTGGCTCTATGTGAAGATAAGATATTAAGGATATCGGCAAATAAAGATGCTTTATACAATGCTGATGGTAATCCACAATTAATAGCTACAGATAGAGTTTTAGGGCAAACAATACCCTTTGCCGGTGAGTATGGTATATCAACTAACCCAGAGTCGTTTGCGGAGGAATCCTACAGAGCTTACTTCACAGATAGAGTTAGAGGAGCTGTAATGAGATTATCTAAGGATGGTTTAACACCTATATCTGATGCTGGAATGAAAGATTGGTTTAGAGACAATTTGAAAGAGAACAAGAAGTTAATTGGGAGCTATGACGATAGGAATAACGAGTATAACATCCTATTGACGAATAGTACTTTCTTTAGTGCTAAAACATTTATCACTGGTGCCACTCAAAAACACGTACCCGGTAGCGGATTACCACCAACAACTCCATCCCAAGCAAGTATATGGTTCTCTGAACCTGATTGGTTTAAATATTCATTTAGCAATAGTGTTGCTATCGGTGATGGGGTGACACTTAACGACCCATCTTCAAATGCGCCTCTGCTTCCAATAGGAACAATTATTACCAGTATTGACACGGGTATTCCACTTACTTTTGGAACACAAAGTGTAACACAGTTCTGGGTGCGTATTGGGATTTCTGATGAAATCGTTAACCAAACAACGGGACTCGAACCACTAAAAGACATATGGGGTGCTTATCCAGAACAAGGACCTATTGACGGAGGTTTTATGAAGTTTCCAACACCACTAAAGGCTGGTTTCAAACTACAAAGTAGTGTTGAGCCTAGCCTATTATCATTCAGCGAGAAAGTTGGTGGTTGGGTCAGTTTTAAATCCTACACAAACATGCAGCATGGTATTAGCCTAGCGAACAACTACTACACTTTTGATGAGGGGAGATTATATCTACATTACAGCGAGTCGGAAGATAGAAACACTTTTTACGGCGTGTTCAAACCATCGTCCCTCGATGTGATTTTGAATAATGACCCTAGCATGGTCAAAGTGTTTAACACTCTGAACTACGAGGGTAGTCAATCCAAAGTCGAAAGATTCACTACTGAATTACAAAAACAGATACCTCTACAGCCAAACACTGATTATAGTGACCAACAACCCCACAATCTATCTAGCAAACCAGGGTGGAGCGTGGAGTCTATTATAACTAATAAGGAAGAAGGTTGTGTCAAGGAGTTTTTAGAAAAAGATGGTAAATGGTACAATAGCATAAACAGAAACATAGACCTTAGCGTAAGTGCTGATAGTGGTGATTTCACATTCCAAGGTGTAGGTGTTGTTGGAGGTGTTGTTAACAGTGGCGGTGGATGCATGGATAGAGACGCGAGTAATTTCGACCCATTAGCAACCTATGATGATGGTTCTTGTATATCCCCTGTTCAAACCAGTTGTGACGGCACGGCTATTTTCTACACCAACAGTACAGGTGGAGTTGTGTTTGGAGCAACTTTAGGTTCGTATGGCCTTTGGAGAATGGATATAGAGCTTCCTAATGGAAATACAGCTCTATCAAGAGGGGCGGGAGCAATTGGAATGACACCAGGCTATGATGATGGCACCGTGGACCACAGTAGTTTATACCCTCAGGCCGGACCTAATGGATTTATAGAAGCGATGGTTGTATCTAATGGAGCAACCCTACCTTATACTCTCGTGGCGGTATTCTCCTGGTGGAATGCTAAAACTAAAGCTTGGGAATGTACGGAAGAGAAGCAAGCGGTGGTTGGTGGGACATCAAACCCAGCTATAAAGGGATGTACACATCCTGCCGCGATTAATTACAACCCAGCAGCAACGGTGGACGATGGTAGTTGCGTCTGGAGGCCAATACGTTTAATACAAGATAAATAATGAAAACATTCGAATTAACACTCCCGCACTTAAACGTCTCGCTTCAAGTTGGTGATTTGATCTTAGCTAGGCCAACCGTAACGCAAGTTGGATCAATTGACTCACAGGTCGGCGGAACCTCAACCTCGAGCTCGGTTGATACTAATGTCCAACACGTAGTAGGTGTTTTAAGGCGGATAACTGATTTAGGGAATGGGGATTGGTCTTTAGAAGTCGATGACACTGTTGGTAAATTTCAGTATACACCAGCGGAAGGCGACTTTATTATGTTCTCTAAATATGACCAAACAGTAGGGGAGGTGATAGGTTACTATGCTGAAGCAAAGTTCGTCAACAATTCTAGAGAGAAAGCAGAGATCTTTAGCGTCGGAAGTGAGATAACAATAAATAGCAAATAATATGGCATACGGAGAAGAAGCATTTATAAAGTCAATTGATAATGTAAAGGCACCTAAGGGCTTTCACTATAAACCAGACGGTGGTATAGCTAAAGACGCTGACTACTTAGCACTATATGGTTACATTGAAAAGGAGATTAAAGATGTTATTATTGACTACAGTGACATATCTCCTGATGGAGGACTGAAAGCTATCACTATCATTGCTGACGAGGGAGCTGTGTTCAGTATTGAAACGTACGAGGGCGATAGAGTTAACTACTATAACTTCAAAACCAAAACGTGGAGTGCAATTCCTTACAAGCGTATATACGCACAGGTTGGTGCCGGAGGTTCTTATGCTACTAGTGTTATCTTACCACAGCAAACCTCTCTAAAAACAATTACAATTAACATTATCGCAGAGACGGTGGAGAATATAAGAACAAGGCACGTTGCACTCTCTGAGGCTAGATACTTGGATGGTAGCCCAAATGTAAATGGTTCAACGGGTTCAAACTCTAATATCATAACAAAAATTTTGTACCAAGACGTTATTAAAAACCTATACATATCAACAGCATCACCGTCTAAAACTAGTCAATCAACAGCCACAACTAATGGAGCAGTTAGTAGCAATAGAATGATACTAGACGAGGATGCAACTGACCCAAACGTTGTTGAGATTGGTGATTTGATAGAGTGCACTGGTATTTCTGGTGGATTAGGAACTTTGGTTACCAAGATCAACCCTGATGGAGATAATATACACGAGATCGAAATGAGTGAGGAGGACGTAGTGGGTGACGGTGTTGCTGTTACTTTTTACCCAGCATTTAGAGGGATGATACCGAACAACATATCATCGACTACGGGTAGAGCGGCGATCGAAGTAGTATCTGGATCCTCAGGCAAACACGAATTTTCAATCACCCTGGCAGCGGTAGATAGCCGTGGGTTTAGCTCGATTAGAACACCAGTAACAGATGATTTATGTTTCATAAATTCAGTTACATTTGGAGCGGAGGCATCACCTATTGCGGGGGAAGATATTAGTGGTTCCACTTATTATAGATGGCCTATCACAAACATAGCTAACTTAACTAATGGAATGGAGTTAGATCCGTCAAGGTCCGGTTCTGGTGGCAATACTACCACTCCCACTACCATAAGTAACTACGTGGTAAATAAAACGATTCAGGAGTTGGATGAGTCAAATAGGTATTATACAGACGTTGAGAGCAGTGAGGAAGAAGATGTGTTCGTACGAGGGATTGTTAGTACTGGTTTTATTAGTAGTATAGATCGTAATGGAAGAGTGCAAGCGCAAGCAGGGGATGTAGTATTTGACGTGCAGCAGCTTGATGCACTTAAGGCTGACGCGGATGTACTTGTGATAGCCCAAGGCGCGGGGTTAATAAGTAAGGCAACTGGTATGAGTGTAGCTATAAGTGATACCGTAGTAACACCAACCCAAGTGTCGACAACCACGACAGCTGCTAGTAGTGCTAGTGCAACTATAGCTATGACGGAAGTTGGGAATATCTTAGTAGGCCAAACGGTTAGGGGTGTTGGGATTGGATCCACAACGGCGAATCCAACGGTGGTTAGTAAGTCGGCACCTACTGGAGCAGCTAACATTGTAGTTAGTAGCGCGCAGACGCTAGAAGATGGTATCACACTATACTTCGATGGACCTAGTAACGAGCTTTTGATAACAGGAACTATTGATGTTAGGAACATGCCGATTACTGATACAACCTTGTATCTCAACGTTGAAGGCTTTTTAGTAGCTGGGTAGTAAAAAAATAGCATAAACTGTGACTATAAATAACAAATAAACAAAAATATGGCAATAGGTAAAAAAGTAAGTCCTGCAAGGTTCCTCGGAGCAGCTCTTGGAGTTGTTGGGGGAGTCATGAATATGATTGGAGGGAATAAAGCCGCTAAAGCAGCCGCTAGAGCCCAAGAGAAAGCTAGGATAGAAATGAACAAGCAAAAGAAAGCTTATGGTAAACTAGACACTAGTAATCTAAACGCTAACGTTACTAATGCGTATTCTGGCATACAAACTAGCTATGAGAATACGATGGAGGACTTAACCGTTAACCAACAACAAGCTCAGTTTGAAGCAGAGCAAGGGAATCAAAATAGAGCTAACATAATGCAGAGCATGCAAGGCGCCGCTGGTGGGTCTGGTATCGCTAGTTTAGCGCAAGCAATGGCTAATCAAGGTCAAAACGCGGCGAGACAAGCATCCGCATCTATTGGGCAACAGGAATCACGAAACCAAGTGATGGCAGCTCAGGGAGCCGGTCAAAAACAAACAGCTGAAGCACAAGCTGAAATGCAAATCGCAACAGGAGCACAACAAGCACAAGCATCTAGACTGAGTGGTGCGGCTGCAGCTCGAGGGTTGAAATATCAAAAGCAAGAGGGTTTAATGGGATTAGCGTCTGGACAATTATCAGCGAGTAATGCTGCTGCCGCAGCTGCTAAGGCTCAGAGTGCAGGTGGGATGAGTCAAATACTTGGTGGAGTTACCTCTGGACTGGCGAGTGCTGGTGCGGGTGGGCTTCTCGGTAAGGGAGTGGAAGGTTTTATGGGGAAATATGCTTAAAAAATAATAAAATATGTCAAACAAACAAATAGGTGGATATGGTTTTGGTGTTTCTAATATAGCGGGTGAGGAGGTAAAGAACTCACCAATACAAGATGCTACTCAAAAGACCCAAGATTTAATAAGCGCAAATCCTAACGGAACCACGATAACTAAGTTTTCAGAGTCGATTAATAATCAACTCACACAGTACTTGCCTTTGAAGAAATTGGAACTAGCTGAGTTTGAAAAAATTAAAGCGTTAGGCTCTAATGCTGAGGGTTACAACGAAGCTATTGATGGGATTAATAACATCGAAAAAGGATTAAAAAAACTAAACGAAGACCTTGAGGGAGCGGCTACCAAAAGAAAACAACTATTAGACACTGAAGTAAATGAGACATACGCTAACTCAAACACAAGCGAACAAGCTACAAACTTCCACAACTTCGCTAACGGGACATTTGGTGAAGAAGGCTTGATAGTGGAAGATGAAAGTGGCGTGCCGAGACTCATGTATGGAGGAAACGCTTGGGATGCTATAGATACTGGCGGTGAATATAACCCCGAGTTAGAGGACGTGGTAGATGCTGCTTTAGTTGACACTAGAGAGCTTGCACACGGAGATGGAGCTATTAGTATTGAAGAATATAATAATGTCACTAGACCCACTCTAGAGAAAGATCTGAATAAGCTAGTTAGAGGTAAAGATGGTAAAACAGCTGTTAAGGATTACATGTATCAGAATCCAGAATTAATCGACATGTTTATTTCAAATCAAACTGGTATAGAAATCACTCCTGAGTTTAAGGAATCTAAAGAGTACGCGGAGCTTTATAGCCTAAATAAAACAGATGTTGACTTCAATGATGGGTTTGTCGACACGGTGTTAGGAATGCACGATGCAGAATTTGAGAAAAGAGAAGCAGCCACAAAAGAAACAAAATCAACGTTAGCACAGGATTTAATTGCAAAATATAGTAAATAAAATTATATGACGAAATCAGAGGTAATATTAGCTGCAGTAGAAAACGGAGCTACAGACGAAGAATTAGCCGTGTTAGATGCTACTCCAGAAAGTGAATTTAACATTGAGGTAGAGGAGACTGAGGAAGTAAAGGAAGCACCAGCACAGGCGGATGTCGCTGTGAAGGTAGAAGATACGGCATCCAATGGGGAGGGAGATTCTACGGGTATACAAGAAGAAGTTGTGGTTGTGGATCCCGAGGCTAAGAAGATTAGGGATTATATGTCTGGGCCAGACTGGTTTGCGTCAAAGAAATCAAAGTTAGAGCAAGCTTTAGAAAATACCGAGATTGAAGTACCACTAACAAAACAAGACATCGCTAGTGTGACTACTGATTTGGAGTTAGCGAGTTCGCCTAAAATAGTGGAGTTAGAAGCTATGTTAGCGGAAGCTCCCTCTATGTCTCAAGAAGCGGCTGATATATTAAAGGAAATAGAAAGTATTAAAAGCGCAACCACCGAGTCTAAGGTTAATCCAAGAAATAAGTCGTACCAAAATAACATTAATATTGTTACTCAACACGAGGATAAGGTTGCAGAGATAACTAATAGAGTTGTAGACAATGGCGGGGACGAAAATGAGATTAAAAAACAAGTTGATTTTTACGAAAAGAATAATCCTGAGCAAACAAGGATTAATACTGCTAATTACGAGGTAGAAACCGTTAACAAGGCTTTAGATAACATATCTACAGCTAACGTTAGTGACACTTACTCGAGCTATAGTGATACGGAGGAAGAATCTACCGAGCTAAACAACTTGGTTGAACAGCAGATAATAGAAGACCTTTCTATCAAAGACATGGGTAGAGCAGCTGAGAACAACTATACTCTTAGTGAGAAGGAAGATATAATAAGAAACGCTAAGCACGAAGTGATAGGAGTTGAGTACGAAAAAGCTAACGACGTTTATAACAGCGCTGTGGTTTTGGACTTTGTTAAAAAGAGAGATGATTTAGATGCTAGGATTAAAGCTGCGAACAAGTACGATGACGAGGGATTGCTACTGCCATTCGAGACCGAAGGAGAAGCTAACGAATATAATGACTTAGTTAACCAATACAATGCTTTAGACGGTGAGAGAGAGAAAGTAAATGATTTAGTTTTGTCAGCAAAAAGTAGGTTAGAGACGACATTTACCGAGTTAGGTTTTAATGCTGTAGATGGAACTATTAGCAATAACTTCGAGATGACCGACGACTACAAGGGCTGGAGAGATAAATATGTTAAGGAAAGAGGTTTTTGGGGCGGAACTTACGATGGCGTAGCAACCTTTGTTCAAGGGGGTGTTAACATAGCTTCTGATGCTACAATAGGGACTAGTGTTTGGCTGGCTGGTTTAATGGACGAGACTGTGAACGAGGAGAGTCGCTACTATGATGGGCATGATGCTGTTTCAGACTCGTACAAGAATTACGCGAATTTCAATTGGGCTGGAACGTCTGATTATGGTGCCGATATATTAGACAAGGATGGTAACTACACTATAAACGCTAGATCTACCACTAAAACAATAGCAAACATGCTACCCTTCACTGTGGGTGTGATTTTGTCGGCTAGAAAAGGAAACTTAAAACCAGTTAAAAGCCTGTGGAACACTGTGGGTCCAAGATTCCTAACATCACCCAAGGGTAGATCCACTATCAGAATGGTTGACGCTTCTTATAGAATGACTGTTAATGATAATTTTCACGAGGGAAAAGACTTGGGACTCGACGATGGCCAGTCATATGCTTATAGCAGTATGAAATCGTTTGGAACTGGCTTGTCTCAAATGATAATGCCTGATGCGAACTTCCTAGGTTCAACTGCTGGTAAAACGATACTAAAAGGTTTTGTGAGTAACCTAAGGAATTCCGCTACTAAAAAAGCTATTGGTAGCGCAACGAAGCAATTCGTCATCAACATGGGGAAGGAACTTGGTGAGGAGGAATTAGAACTAGCTTTTGGAGATATTGCTAAGTACTCAGTTGGACTACAGCATTCCCCTGATATTTTAGACTTAAGAACTCAAAAAGAAACGATAGCAGCAACTCTAATGCTGTCTGGGAGTTTAGGGAGCATAGGTACTGTAAATGATATTAAAAACGCTAAGAAACAAGTATACCAACAATATAAAGATAGAGGTCAAGACATTATAGATGTCTTAGATGACAACCTAAAGGTTGCTAACGCAAAGTTTGAGAATGCTAGAACTCAAAAATCTAAAGATAACCATCAAGCAACCATTAATCAAATTAATGATGCGAAAAATTACGGACAAAGTATAATTAACGCTGTTAATTCCGCTCCGGAAAATGTTTCTGATTCTCAAGTAGATTTACTAATACAAAAACAAGGGTTAGTAAAGCAAAAGCAGGGTAAAGATAAAGCTATCTCTGTCGGTATAGATAATCAAATAAAAGAGATTGACGAGAAGATATCAAACTCAGTTATCAAGCAAGCTGAGAAAGCTAAGATAAAAAAGATAGAAACTACTATAAAAGGAGCTATAGAAAAAGGTGACTTAAAGGGTGAGGTCACTGAAATGTCTACTAAAGAAATTGCTGATATTGAAGAAGAGGGATTTGATTCAAAAACTGCTTCTAATGAATATGGTTTTATAGCTCAAAAGTCTGACGGAAGTTTTAATATTATCCTGAACAAAGATAAGAAATTGGTTGCTACCGAGGCACACGAGTTTGCTCATGCAGTTTTATTTAAGACTATTGGAAACGATAAAGATGTACAAAACAACTTGGGAGATGCGTTGATAGATCACGTTGCTAATATAGAGGGTGATAAGAGCAGGCTGGGCAAAAGATTAGCTGCATATGGGAAATTCACAAAAGACGGGGAATTCGTGAGAGATGATAACTTTGGTGAAGAGGTGATCACTATAATGTCTGAATCTATCGTAGATGGTAGTTTAAAATTTGAAGAGACTCTCTTTACCAAGATCGGAGACAATATAAGAAGATTTTTTCAGAAAATTGCTCCAAACACTGCTCTTGGTAGAATTAAACTTAACACCGGTAAGGATGTCTTTAACTTTGTAAAAGATTATAGCCAGAACATAAAGGATGGTAAGATAAATAAAGCTATATTGAATGTAGCGAAAAAAGGAGCTAAAGGAAAGCTTGTCGATGGAGGGAGCGAAGTGAAACCAGGCATGCAGCTGTCAAAAGCAACGCCTCTTGAGGCTATAAATGAACTTATACCAAGCGATATAAAGACAAAAGAGGATTACAACGCGTTCGTACAGAATCGCAGGTTGTTCCCAGCCGTATTTATGGCCACAATGGATAATGGCGTAATTAGTAATTACGTCAAGTCTAAGTCTATAGGCGATGAATATAATGATGCTATAAAATCTGTTCAAAACAGGCTTATTAATTTTGATCCAGAAGCAACAAGAAAGGATGGATCAGTTGTTGGGCCAGAGGGTTTTGGTGAATTTGTATTCGCTAACACTAGGTTCGGTAAGTTGGACGCCAAGAAAAAGTTGTTTGAAGCTGGGGAGAAATTAAAGAAAACAACTACAATAGACACTAAGGAGGCTAAGGAATTAGAAGATACATCGACGTCAATAGAGGTAGAAGATAAGAGTAAAGCTAGAAATCTAAGAGATTTTGACATAGAAGTAGAAGATGGTTTGGTTGATGCTGAGATAGAGGCTGAGGTTGAGGCTTTATTAGAAAAAAGTCCTGATGATGTTGAAGTTCAAATGGAAAAGCTTATACTAGGTGATATACGTAAATCGCTTGACGGTATTATTGGTAAAATAGCTAAGGATAAGAAAACAGGAAAAAGAGGTCCAACAGCTGAATACGAAGCTTTTATAAGAAACGAATACCTAGAGATAGTGCAAAGCCTAGGTATGGAAACAATAAGGAACGCTTATAGACCGTGGTTTGAAAAGAAAAAAATACGTACAGAGAAGTATAAAGGTGTTAGTCCCAAAACGGATAAGGTAACAAACTACGTAAAAGATGTTTATGAAAATACAACTAACAAACGTGAATATATAAGGTGGTTCTTAGAGGGCAATGAGCGTAACTTAACGGAAAGAAGAACCGCTTTGATAAGACGTATAGCTAGAAGGAAAGCGAAGATAGCGACAGATAACTACATCGAAGCTAATTCAAAGCACTTAGACAAAATCGCAGAAGCTAAGTTAAGAAAAGTATCGAGAGCCATTGAAAACACTCAGGTTGAGCAAAAAAGTTTTGACTCTATTAAGTATTCTAAAAACAAAATACTACCAACTAGATTGTCTCAGGAATTCAGTGCTATATTTTACAGGGGAAACAATGGAAAACCATTGGTTCAAAAAGGCACTATTTGGACTGGTTACGTAAACCCTTACACTAACGAGCCACAAAGCTTTGTAGACAAAGGAAGAATTTGGGAACAAGCCTTCGCTAATTACTTCATGAAAAATGGCATAGAAGGATTAAAAGTTTTATCTGAAATAGCAAGTGAGGTTGATGGTATGGCGGATTTTGTTTTTGAATACAATGGTAAAGTGGAAAACCACGAGTTAAAAGCTTCTGTAACCGCTTTTATGGGTAGCATATCTATTTCAAACCTTAAAAACGGAAAGATTGAATTTGCAACAGACACACATAACAACTTATTAGAACAAGTTGATGTGAAGGGATTTATGAAGGGTTATAAAAAGCGAGTAGACTTTGTAAACAAAGGTATTGAAAAGCTGAACTTAAAAATCAAAGATTCTAGCGAAAAATATACACTTATAGATTATGATGTTACTAGCGGTAAGCCTCAGAACATTCCATACGAGCTCTACATGGACAAGAAGGGTTTTGGAAATAAAATGTTTTACCAACTAAAAGCAGATCAAGCCGTAATAGAGAACCACTACAAGAGCAAAAAAGATAAAAACGGTATTGGTGTTAGATCGCTTAGTTTTGTTGGTACAAAAACTGGTAATATGTCTCTTAGTCTTGATAGTGAGTCTATATTAAATTTACCTAGGCTAGATGCGGATGTAGATGTTAATTTTACGTTTAGAAACGGAGGTTCTAAAATAGTTAATGGTAACAAGGTAATATCACTTAGCCTCGGAGTTCAATTTAAGATATCAAAGCTGAATAATGTAAAAAGCGAAAAATTACCAAGAGGCCTTAGACCTCTGCTAAAACAGGGCTCAATAGCTACCAAAAAAATGGGTGAAGACGCGTTATTAAAGCTTTCTGATGGTTTTGAAAATCTAAACAATGAACAAGCTGACGAAATATCAGGCTTTCTAGACGTGGCTATTGAGAACATGCAGGATGGTTATGCTAAAGATGCCACTAAAAATTTAAAGCAATTTAACAAAGCCTGTAAAGACGCTCTTAATAAACAACCGAAAATTTTAGACATTACTATAAAAGAAGATCTACAAAAAGCTCTTGGCATTAACTTTTCAAAATCAATTGAAGGAAGAAAACTAAACAAAGCTATTAACTTCTCTAGATCAACTAACAACCCTACAAAAGGCATTACAGTTTTAGATTTTGATGATACCCTAGCCACCAGTAAATCTTTAATAAGATTCACAAAACCAGACGGAACTACAGGTACTTTAAATGCAGAGCAGTACGCTAGTACATATCAAGAGCTAACTGAGTTAGGTTATGCGTGGGATTTTTCAGAGTTCAATAAAGTTGTAAAAGGTAAGATAGCTCCACTGTTCCAAAAAGCATTAAAATTACAAGGTAAGTTTGGTCCTGAGAATATGTTCGTATTAACAGCTAGGCCATCAGAAGCTGCTCCGGCTATATTTACATTCCTTCAAGCGAATGGATTGAACATACCTTTAGAGAATATTACTGGACTAGCGAATTCCACCGCTGAAGCTAAAGCAAACTGGATGGCTGAAAAGGTTGGGGATGGTTACAACGACTTCTACTTCGCTGATGATGCCTTGCAAAATGTCACCGCCGTTAAGAATATGCTTAATCAATTCGATGTGAAGTCTAAAGTTCAGCAAGCAAGGGTTAAGTTTAGTAAATCGATAAATGAAAACTTCAATAGCATAATAGAGCAAACAACCGGGATTGAATCTAAAAAGGTATTCTCAGATGCTCAGGCTAAAATTAGAGGTCACAAATCCAAATACAAAAGCGTAATACCTCCGTCTGCTCAAGATTTTGTAGGTTTACTGTACAATTTCTTAGGTAAAGGTAAGAAAGGAGAGCAAGACATGGCTTTCTTTAAAAAAGCTTTAATTGATCCATTTGCTAGAGGTATAGATGAAATTAATTCATCGAGGCAGAACGCGGGTGATGATTATGTTAACCTGAAAAAAGCTTTCCCTGGGGTAAAAAAGATAATAAACAAAAAAATAGATGGGCTAGAATTCACTAATGACCAAGCTGCTAGAGTTTACCTTTGGGATAAAGCTGGGTTTGAAGTGCCTGGCTTGTCAAAAAGAGATTTAAAATCCCTAGTGGAGCATGTTGAGGGTAACTCTGATTTAAAAGCGTTTGCCGAGGGTATCGGTGTTATCTCTAAAAAAGATGCTGGATACTCTAAGCCTGGAGATTACTGGTTGGCTGAGAATATAGCTTCTGATCTACTAAGTGATGGAGCTATTGGAGACGCTAGAGCTGACTTCTTAGCTGAATGGCAACAGAACGCTGATCAGGTGTTTTCTAAGGAAAACTTAAATAAAATCGAAGCTATATACGGCGGTAAGTTTAGAGAAGCTTTGGAGGATATATTGTACCGAATGAAAACTGGTAAAAACAGACCAGCTGGAGGGGGTAGGTTAGTAAATACGTACATGAATTGGGTTAACAACTCAGTTGGAGCTATTATGTTCCTTAACATGCGATCTGCAACTCTTCAGACAATTTCAGCTACAAATTATATTAACTGGACTGATAATAACCCACTGAAAGCTGCCGCAGCATTTGGGAATCAAAAACAATTCTGGACTGACTTCTCGATGATATGGAATTCTCCTTACCTAAAGCAAAGGAGATCAGGTAATCAAAGAGGTATAAATGAAGCTGAGCTTTCAGCAGCTGTTGCTGGCGCTGAGAACAAAGCTAAAGCAGCTTTAAACTACTTACTTAAAAAAGGATTTACACCAACTCAATTAGCGGATAGTTTTGCTATATCAATTGGTGGAGCTCCATTTTATAGAAATAGAGCTAAGAAGTATGTCAAAGAAGGAATGTCTCAAGAGCAAGCTGAGTCACAAGCATTTTTAGATTTCAGAGAAACAACAGAAGTATCTCAGCAATCAGCAAGACCTGATATGATATCTCAACAACAAGCATCGCCACTTGGTAGATTGATTCTTTCGTTTCAAAATACTCCAATGCAGTACGCGAGAGTAATGAATAAAGCAACTAGAGATCTAGCTAACGGTAGAGGTGATTATAAGACACATATATCTAAAATAGTTTATTACGGAGTTGTTCAAAGTATAATATTTGGAGCATTGCAATCCGCTATATATGCTTCGTTAGGGGAAGATGACGAGGAAGAGTTTGATGGAAAGAAAGAAAGAATATTAAACCAAATGGTTGACTCTTGGTTAACTGGTATTGGATATGGTGGAAAAGCTATTGGTACTGTTAAGAACACTATAATGGAATATCTCGAGCAAAGAGAGAAGGGGTTTAACTCCGACCATACTTACACTATATTAACTTTACTATCATTCTCACCACCTATAGGATCTAAGCTACGTAAAATATATTCGTCTATACAAACTGAGGAGTTCAATAGAGGAGTGTTTGAAAAAAGAGGATTGTCTTTGGATAATCCTGCTTGGTCTGGAATTGGTAATGTTATTGAGGGAGCAACAAACGCACCTCTTGGTAGAATATCCAATATAATGCTACAATTAGATAACGCTATGGATTCTAGTCACGAATGGTGGCAACGTGTTGCTTTGTTATTAGGACAAAACACCTGGGATCTAGGAATCAAAGACCCAGACATCGAAGCTATCAAAACAGAGGTAAAAGAAGAGAAGAAAATCGCTACTAAGGAAAGAGCTAAAGTTAAGAAGGAGGAAAAAAAGAAGGAGAAAGCAAAAGAGAATGTAGCTGTTATTGAGGAGAACAAAAAGAAAAGTAAAAAAGATGGGGTTTGTTCTGCCGTGGGTAAAAGCGGTGGTAGATGTGGTAATGTTATAGTTGAAGGTAAATCATTCTGTACGGTTCATGAAAAAGCTACTCAAAATTCTACTGGTAAAAAATCTCAGTGTAAAAAGATTAAGAAGGGTGGTAAACAATGCGGTATGCAAACGTCTGCTAAAAGCGGTCTTTGTTACTACCACGATTAGGTAAAAAATGAACAAATTAAGTGATAATATAAAGATGGTGAAAAGATTAATAATATTGCTTTTGCTAGTATCAAACCTAGTAACAGCTCAATCGCTTAGTAAAGAGAGTGTTAAGAAGCTTTTTAAGTTTTCTACGTTCTACGCTGCGGTAAATGGTGGTACATCGATTTCTGATGTGGACGTTTACTCTGTAAACAACGGATTATCAACACAGACAATATCAACTCCTTTCGATTATAACTTCGCTATAGGTCTACGTAAAATAGCTAGATTCGGCTATGAAAATAAAGCCCAAACATTTTACGATGGAACCGAAGCAAATTACAGTGATGCGGCCATTGTGGGTAAATCAAGAGGGGTTGAATATTTGTTTGAAATAGACTATACGAGACAAGAAGGTAAAAGCTACTTAGATCAACATCATTTTATCAGGTATAGTTCTGATGATGGTTGTCAAGATAAACTTTGCATAAACTTCTTTGCTCTTAAAGTAGAGTATCTAGAGAATGGTTTTGCTGACATAAAATACTTTGAAGCATCGGAAAGATATAGAATGAAGGTTAACAAAAACCTATCGTGGAATATCGGGGCAGCACAAAGACTCGCGGAGCCATATGGATATGATCCACTTGAGGAGTGGTTATTAGATAATGGAAGTATTCATTATACTTATCTGGCTCTACAAGAAGGGTATAATGTGGACGTTCACAACAGTGAGTACTTCTCACCGTCAGGAGAGCTAGTAGCGACAAGCCCAGAGGTTTGGGATGCGGTTGTTATACCAGGAGTTTTGTCTGATTATACAGAAAAGAAAAGAAACGAATTAAAACAAACTCTACAGCATTCACTTGTTCTAGGGTTTGATTACTATAAATACAGGAAGAAAAGCTGGACACACGCTTGGGGTAGTTTCATGCCTTATCATTATGACGCGGGTGGGGATTACTCTTATCACAAATACGAGGGTAAACAATGGGTGGATTACTCAGTTGGATTCATATACGGCATCAAGCACAGTAAATCATTTGGATATTTTCTTGAGGGGAAATATAATAAGTACTGGAACAGAGAATGGTACGACTTTAAATTAGGATTAAACTACGTTATATTTTAACATGACAAAAGAACTAAACGAAAACTCAGGCTTCCAAGTAAGCATAAAAACCTTAATGGGAATCGGAGCGGCTATGGCCACTGTAATCAGCATGTGGTTTATGTTACAAGCTGACATTGCGGAAGCAAGGACTTTACCAGAGCCAGTAGCGTCAGACGTCAGTCGTATGGAGTTCGATATGAAAGATCAGATGATACGTCAAACGATCCTTACAACCAACGAGGATGTCTTAGAATTGAAAGAGAGGTTGATACGAATGGAGAATAAAATTGACGCATTAAGATGAAGAATATAGATGTTTCTTGGAAGATCTTCGGTATATACCTATTAGTATTAGTACTAATGTGTATCGGAGGAAAGGCTTCTGGTCAAATATCTGTATCTCAATTTAATGCTGAATGGAATAATAGTAACGCTGTAGACTGGATACAAGATCTCAGTGATTGCGAGACTGTTAGTTATATAGATATAATGACAAGTCCAAAGATGCAAAAAAGACATAAGATAGCGGTTATACCGACTATCATCATATTTAAAGATGGGTTTGAAGTAGCTAGATTTCAAGCTGATCTTAGTTTTAAAATGCTAGCGAAGTTAGAGGATGTACAAGAAGAAATAGATAACATATTAATGAGCGACTTTTAATTATGCCAGGAACTGAAAAACAAAACAGTATGTTCGAGAAAAGTAGAGGATATGTCCAAGGTGGCAATCCTTTCCCCGTTACTAGTTGTGGTAGAAGAAGAAATGATGGATCACCATTAACAATGCGTAAGACTACTAAAGGTAAAGGTAGAACTTTTAGAACACCAGAAGAAGGTGCTGGTATGACCTCTAAGGGAGTTGCTGATTATAAAAGAGAAAACCCAGGAAGTAAGTTAAAGACAGCTGTAACAGGAGACGTTAAAGCTGGTAGCAAAGCTGCTGGAAGAAGAAAGTCATTTTGTGCTAGATCCAAGGGTTGGACTGGCGAGAGAGGTAAGGCCGCTAGGTCAAGATGGAAATGTTAAGATTATGAAAAAACTACTACTACTATTATTATTACTACCTGTGTCACTGTTTGGGCAGAACTGTGCTCCAACTTTAATAGCTACGGACACGTGTTCTTTTGGTTATGCTAGGACACTTGTAGAGTGGGAGTCGCTAGACAGTGGTTGCGTAATAGATACTTATCACAAAGGAACACCTTACAACATAGGTTCTTACTCTTGGACTAACCAGTTAGACACTAATTACGTGTTCATCAATAATTACAACCAGGGGGATCCGTTTGCAAGTTCAGAGGGTTTTTGGTTTTTATTAGAAATGCAAGATGGTAGTTTCACTGACACGGTTTTTGCAAATGAATTTAGTTGTATCTCAGGGTGCATGGATGCTTCTTATGATAATTTCAACCCCATAGCAAACATACCGGCTAATTGCCTTGCGATGCCGCCGCCACAAGACAACTGTTTAGATAGTTCTAAAACATCAATAATAATAGCTATAACTCCAGATCAATACCCTGGAGAAACATCATTAGATGTTATAAATCAAAATGGAGACACCCTGCTTAACGTCTCACAAAACTTCTTTCAAAACCAAGGAACAGGTAACATATACAACAATACTTTATGTGTTCCTATTGGTGATACCGTAAAGTTCTTTATCTACGATTTGTTTGGAGATGGAATATGTGGATCTTGTTTTGGAGGTGTTGATGGAGATGTATTGATTACAGATGAATGTGGAGATGTTATATATAGCTTGTTGCCAGGAGACAATTTAAACTTTGGTAGTGTAGACTCGTCAGATGCCTTTATAATGAAGGATTGTAGTTGGGAGCCTACTTATGGATGCCCTGACCCAAGCTACTTAGAATTTAACCCTTCAGCCGATGTTAGAGACTCGTCACTGTGTAGTACTTTGAAATCAGCAGGCTGTATGGACACTTCGATGTTCGACTATAGTTCTATAGCTAATATACCGTTGATGGATGATAGTTGTGGTTATATACTTAAGCTAACAGATGGAGGTGGAGATGGATGGCTAGGAGCATATGTTGTTGTGAGCCAATTAGGAAATACATTCGGCCCATATACAAACGTAAGCTCTTACATTGATAGTATATCACTAAACTTAAAGTCCAATCACCCGGTTACTATTAGAGCTTACACTCAAACAAGTTCTAACGCCACTTTAGATCAAGTTGGATTTGAATTGGTAAACCCAGAGGGAGTTACTGTAATTGCAGGGGGTACCAACCCATGGAGTGATAAGATAAAGATATTCCCAAAAAAATATATTGCAATACCAAATTGCCCCACCATATGTGACCCATATGTTTATGGTTGTATGGATATCAGTGCATTTAATTATAATTCTCTAGTCAACACTAGTGATAGTAGTTGTTATTACAATCCGGGTTGTACTGACCCACAATTCTTAGAGTACTACACCCAAGGATATGTAGCTGACTTTAATAATGGTTATTGTGTTACGCAAGCTGCTTGGGGATGTATAGATTCTTTAGCTTTTAATTACGATTCGCTTGCAAATATAGATAACGGTGGATGTTTACCTGTAATCTTAGGATGTATGGAGTCACTAGCTTTTAACTTCGAACCTCTAGCTAACACTCCAGATACTTGTATAGCCGTCGCATACGGATGTATGAGTTCTATAGCTTTAAATTATGACTCTCTAGCCAACATAGATGATGGTAGCTGCATCGGAGTTGTTTATGGATGTATTGATACCTCGGCATTTAATTATGCTCCCCTGGCTAACGCTAGTGATGGTAGTTGTATTCCATTTATTTATGGCTGTATAAATCCAAGTCAATTTAATTACAATCCTTTAGCTAATACAAATAATGGATCTTGTATTCCATATATTTATGGGTGCACGGATTCAACAATGCTCAACTACACGGCTTTAGCAAACACAGACAACAACTCTTGTATGCCTATCATTTTGGGTTGTACAGACCCAATAGCTTTGAACTACGACCCCACCGCTAATACCGATGATTTTAGTTGTATCATACCTATATATGGCTGTTTAGATTCTTTAGCTTACAACTATGATGTTCTAGCGAATATTGATAATGGCAGTTGTGTATCTATTGTACTAGGGTGTATTGATCCAATAGCTCTAAATTACTGTGATAGTTGTAACGTGGATGATTTTAGTTGTATATTACCTATATATGGTTGTACTGATAGTACAATGTTTAATTTTAACCCACTAGCGAATGCTGACAATAGTAGCTGCTCTCCTTTTATATTCGGCTGTACGGATCCTTCGATGCTCAACTATGATGCTTTGTCGAACACAGAGGATTTTAGTTGTATTGAATTCCTATATGGCTGTATGGATATTACGGCTCTCAATTATGACTCGTTGGCTAACACGGAGAATCAATCGTGTATCGCTATCATTACAGGTTGCATGGATCCTAACGCCTATAACTACTCTGATAGTGCTAATATTAATAGTAATGATTGTCTTTTTGATGCTGGTTGTATTACTGGTCCAGGAAATCCTTTTTGGTTAAACGATCCTTGTTATGCATGGGTGATATCAGTAGATGACTATTGCTGTGGCAACGCTTGGGATGATATTTGTTTGTTAACTTATAATTATTGTGATGGAACTTATGTCGGACCTTTACTGAGTAGAACTAAAGAAGAAAAGAAACTATTATATATAACAGATATATTAGGTAGACCAACTAAGGAAATTAAAAACAAGCTTCTCTTTTACATCTATAATGATGGAACGGTGAATAAAAAAATAACAAAAAACTAATATGGCAACAATAAATGCAACACTAACATTATCATCTGGCGACTTACTTACAAGTAATCTTGCTTTTTCAGTAGCTAGTACTCTTAGTACGGCAGGCACAGCTACAGGTTTATCAAAAACATCTGGTTTAGCTAGAACGAACTTCACCAACAACCCTATTCAATCAAAGATACTTTACCGCTCGGATGATGCAAAAAGTAATGGGGCTAACAAGATATACTTGAAGAACCTATCAACCACTGCCGCTGAATACTTCACCGTGTTTATTGATCAGGAAGAAATGGGTAGGTTGTATGCTGGTGACTGGGCTTTCTTTCCTTGGACAGCTGTTGGTGGAACAAAAGAAACTTTTATAGCAACTATAGGTGGTACATGGGTAGCAGGTGAGACTTGGGAGTTTGATGGTGTATTAGTCACGGCAGCTGACACTACGGTAGCTAACATAGCAACTCAAATTAATGGGGAGAACTTTCCTAACTGGACAACAACAGTTTCAGGTGCCGCGGTTACCTTTACAGCTAGACACTCTGTAGATACGGGGACAGTGGTAACAGCTACGGCTGATATGGTTATAGTACAAACTGGTGGTTCGGATGCTACTTCAGTAGTTTCTAGCGCTGCTATGGGGGTTGCAACTACCTCAGATATAATGATAGTACCAAGTGTGGTCACTACGATAGACTTGGAGCACATGTTATTTAACGAATAAACAACAACAATTAATAATAAACAAAAACAACAAAAATTATGGCAGTAACAACAGCAGCACTTACTATATCTAGTAGTGACTTAGTTGGTGACGCTTTGTCACTAACAACATCGAACACCCTTAATAAGGTTGGTTCAACAGTTGGAATAGACCAAACAACAGGTATGTCTGTAGTTTACCTAACAGCAACAACAAATATAGATGTATTCCCAACGTTAATAGAGGGTAGCTTAGCTTTTCAAGATAAAGCTTCTTGGGTTTACATATGTAACAAGTCTACAGACGCAACAGAGTTTGCTACAATAACAATTTCTGGTAACGTTATCGGTAGATTGTACGGTGGTGATTTCTTATGGATGCCTTGGAGTCAATCTGAAGATTCAGCAGCAGAGAACTTACATGGAGATATAGAGCTTGCACCTAGTGTAGCTACGGGAATGTGGTTTGACTGGATTTGTGTAAACGAAGGAACTGAGTATCCAGACGCAGCTTAATATTAATATAAAAAAGAAATAAAAATGGCAACAATAAATGCAACAATGAGTTTATCGAGTGATATATCTGAATACGGATTATCTTTCTCTAAAACTATGCAAATGAATAAAGCTGGTTCTGTAGATGGGTTAGAATTAACTACGGGTTTAGCTAGAAGATCTATAACAAATACAAATCACGTTGATCTTTTAACAGCTGGAGCTGGAATAGCGGTTGATGTAACGGCTAGTAAATCAGCAAAAGTATATATCAAAAATGTAGGTACTGATGCTACAACGTATATCAATGTTGGGTTTGGTAATGCTAGTACAAGTGGTACGGCTACGGTAAATGATAATGATGCTACTTTCTTCGAATTAGGAAGACTTTACGGTGGTAACTGGATGCTTATCCCTTGGATAGCAACTTCTACTACTGGTGATATAACTATACAAGCAAGTGTAGCTACAACAGCTGCTCCGCAGAATATAGAGTACATGGTATTCTTCGAATAGTAAATGGCTACTACTCATCATAACATATCAGGTGAATTAACACAGGAATTATTAGCCGTGGGAGATAACGTCAACCCGACATACATCTCCCTAGCTAATATTCACGCAAGCGCAAGCTGTGCTGTAGATTTGTATATGGAGAAGAAATTAACTGGTAAATTCTACCTCTTAAAGAATGTGACCTTACCAATTGGGGTAACTCTCATACTCGGTAAAAGTGATTTAGTACTAGACAACAGTATCAATGAGTTTGGTTTATTCATAAAACTAACAGGCTCATCAGCATCAGCGGTTGATGTTATAATCTCTTAGTATGAAATGGATAGGACAACATATATATGATTTAATATCTAGGTTCCGTAGTGATGTCTACTTAGAGGATGTTTCCTCCGGTACTATTGCTAGTGGTAGTAATCTAGGCTTAGATTCAAACAATAAGATTGTAAAAGCTACCATAACTAGGCATACCTTGATAGATTCTGATACTATGACTGGAGCTAGCTCTAGTAATGTAGCGTCGGCAGAGTCAATTAAAGCATACGTAGATGGGAAGACGCACTTAGAACTAGGCACGTCCAGTTCAACTGCTTTAGCGGGTGATACTTCTATCCCAAGTGGAAATGCAGTTATAGATTGGACAGCAGATCAAGGTGGGACCAACCTCCACACTGGAAATTATACAGATACAAATACTCAGTTAGCACTTATAGATTCAGATGTTATGACTGGCGCGTCTAGTACTAACGTTGCTTCCGCTGAATCAATTAAGGCTTATGTAGACACTAGGTACACTTATACATATACTTCTTTCTTCGGAGTATCTGATATTGCTACAAACTGGGCTATACCTCATTTGAACGGTTGGATTGCCTATGGTAATCAATGGAGCACAAATACAAGTGTTAGCGCAACGGCTATTGGCACGACGATATCAGTGGGTAGAGATAAAGCTGTCACTGGATTTACAATTCCCTTTGACGGTATATTAGTGGGTTTCTACGCTTCAATTAGGAATAATGATGCTAACAACCAAGCCGCGGTGGGGTTATTCCACCAAACAGGATCTACAGCGTGGGGTACAACAGCTACTACTAACTTTGCTCTAAGAGCTTATTCAACAGGTGTTTACACTGGTGGGAGCGGTACTAACTATAAGGGTGTTTGTAAGGCTATCGACTTAAGTCAATCACTAGCGGTTTCAGCTGGAGACCTAATAATCCCTGCTGTACTCGAGGCAACTGCCAACAAAGTTTATTGCAACATCACTATGGTAATCAAAACTTTAATCCCGTAATATAATATAATATGATAAGTAAACACATAAGCGATAAGGAAGGCGTGTATAGCACAACGGCAACACGAAGAGGTTTGGATAATAATCCAAGTCAGTTTGAATTAGCTAACATGAAGGAATTAGCCGAGCAAGTATTTGAGCCATTGAGAGAGTGGGTTTCAGGACCTATTAGAATTAATAGTTTTTATAGAGGCAAAGCCTTGAACAAAGCTATTGGCGGATCAACATCGTCTCAACATTGTAAGGGACAAGCCATGGACATTGATGATGGAGGTTGTAAGAAAACAAACGCAGAGATGTATGCTTACATTAAAGAGAATTTAAACTTTGATCAAATGATCTGGGAGTTCGGTACGGATGATAATCCAAATTGGGTACACATTAGTTACGTCAATGAGATTGACAATAGGAATCGATGCTTAAAGGCATATAAGGAAGATGGTAAAACTAAATACATGGTTATCTAGTGATTGAAGAGATACTCGTGTACTACCTAGCATTTTTAGCAATCGTAACAATAACAGTAATAACAATAAGCAGAATAAAAAGTGACAAAGATGACGTTTGATATAGAGATAACAGAGGAAGACCTAGTTATAGACATCAGGACTATACGTAAGGAGATATAATCTAACTAAAAACAGTCAAACTATATTCATTTAGATATAAAAAAAGGGAGCCGTTAGGCCCCCTTTATTAGTTTCCCATGGTTTGGGATTAAGCTGTAGCACCAGTTTTCTGAGACTGAACCTCAACTCTAACGTGTTGCGCTAAGTTCTTAAGGTCTTGCATTGCTTTCCTTACTCTAGTCCCTGCAGAGTTGTTACCCTCTGAGAATTTAGTAGCGTCTGTAGCTGCTGTTTCAAAAATTGCTTCCATGTTCTTCATGATGTTGATTACTTCATTTTCCATAATAATATTTAATTTAATTTAATTTAATTTATTTGCTTCTGCTACTTCCATTTTTGCCCACATTTCTGCGAAGCGGATTAATTGCTCTTCACTGTATTCACATTTAGTGGGTGGGTCGAATATTGTATCCCATTCGTTTATCCCATCTTCAGAGTGTAAGAATTCTTTTGCATCCATAATTTACTTTATTATAAGCTTGATATTTCACAAGACCCACCGGAGCAAGCTAGTTCGCCGGATAGATCTGTTTCGTCAGTTGATTCAATGATCATAGATAAATCTACATCATTTAAGAGTTTGACTCTCTTGTTGAACTCCTCTTCGGTTATGTCCTCAAAAGGTGGTTGAGTGTAAGAACCACCGTCATAAGGTAGGACAGACAAACCATTGTAGCATTCTCGGTTATCCCACATCCATTTTCCAGCTTTATCCCATTCATCGTCTTTAAGACTTATCGTTGCTGATACGTTGTGAGTGTTAGATCCCTTTCTGTGACCCGGCTTAACCCATTCGGTTGCAACTTTTTTTACTCTTTTGAGTAGGTCAAAAGCAGATTCGGTTCTAGTAATAGAACCTTTAGGAGCTGATTGTGGTATCTCGATGACAGCTGTGTCATGAGGTCTGAAGTATTCATCCTGAACTAAATCAGGGTTGTTTTCCTTTAGGTACTTATATATAGGTTCGTTCTTACCAACACGTAGTCTACGGATGTAAAACTCATTGTGCCAAGCATGAATACCTGAAGATGTTCCTAACACCAGAGATGTCGTCCCTGCAGGTTTAACGCATGTTGTTCTAGCTGCTTTATTTATGCCTATTAGCTTTGCAACTCTAGAATTTTCTCGTTTAACGATATCAGCAGCTTTTGGCATATCCATTGCTAATACAGCTTTGGATGCGATGCCAGTCATTGATATACCGATCAAAGCATCTTTCTCAGTAGTCTCTTGCCATATTTCTCTTAGATAGTGGAATTCCGTATAACCTGCTTGAAGTGTACCAATAAAAGATGCGGCCTTAACACGATCGTTAAGATCTTCCTGGGTCGTGACGTCACTTACATTAACTTCGCACAGATTACAAAACTGATATGGCCTTAACGCAATTTCGCAACAAGGATTAGTTCCCCAATCTTTGTCGTGGTTAAAGTATATGCCAGGCTCACCCGCTCCGGATAATTCAATACGTTTCCACAAATCTAAGAAAAACTCTTTAGTTATTTTATGTCTCATTAAGACAGCTGAATTGTTGGCTCTTCCTCTTTGAGGGTTAGTTTCCCACCAATCACCTGTTTTACACGAGATCATTTCTTCATCATACGCTGAGAACAATGATATTAACGCAGCGCGTCGTATGCCTCCAGCCAGCACAGCGTCAGCAATATGGCATATGATATCATGAACCTCAAGAGTAGATAACTTATCTCCTTCTTGTTTTCCATCTAATATTCCTTTAATTTTTACTAAACATTCTTTTAATGGTTGTGGTCCCGGAGCCTTCCCTCCTGAAGTCACAAGTCGTGCTCCCTTTGGTCTAATATCAGAAAAGTCAAACTTGACCTTAGATGATCTCTTAGAGCCTAGGTAGGACTTAATTAAGACCTTAATTGCATCAGACCAACCTTCAATTGAATCTCCAATAACAAACCTTCTAGTTCTACCCTCAAAAGGCTTTGTTAAGCCAGGGAGTAGGTTAGTATGGTGTTGTTGAACTGAGTAACCAACGCCGCAGCCAGAGAGCAAAAGAAACATGCACTCGCTAAAGCTATCAGTGTGATCAATAGGTAGATAAGAACAATTGTATAATCTATTCGGGGAAATCTCAATCGGCTTACCGCTGAACTGAAGACTCCGCATAGATGGTAAAACTTTTTTATCATAGACATATTGGTAGTTTAATTGTATTTCATCAGTTAATTCGGGATACCTCTTTTGATGCATCTCCTTGTTTCTTGTTACTAGTTCGTTCCACGTCTCTCTTCTGTTTAACTCTGGCACATACTTAGCATACTTCATATGGACTGTAATGTCCGAAAGTATCTTTTTATTTAGATCATTATGCATTGTGTATTGTTAAGCAGACGTCCACAAAAGGTATGTAT